TATCTAAATTTTTCATAACACCAATGTGAATTGAAAACATACCAATCGTATTCGTTATGTCTATTTTTGTTTCTAAAAAAACTTTGTAGATTTGGTTGATCCCAAGAGTTCTTTTGCCAAAGTATGTTTATTTTACTGGGATCCAGTGGCACTTTTCCTGGAATAGATGTACATATTTGAAACTTATCTAATAAGTCTTTTGATACGTATTTTTCTAACAACTCCTGTTGTAACTCGGTTGCACCTCTAGGTTCCATTATTTTTTAGTTTTGGCACCAATGTTTCCAGCTCTAGTTACTTTTATTTCAAGGTCTTGTCTAAAATCATCTTGAGTAGTATCAGTGTTGGGATCAGCAACATCAGCATCAAAATCAGCTTTGTTATCATATACTTTTCCCGTTCTTTTATGTTTGATAATCTCAATTGCTTCTGCAGGTATTTTTGGTAAATCACTCATTGTTTACGTCCTTGTCTATTATATTTCTTATTGTGTTGCAACTTTTTTTTCTTATTTAGATTTTTTGTATGTCTTCTCGGTCTTTTACGAGGTTTTGGTCTAGGCACAAAATGTGTGAATTTTTGTTTAGCCATTCTCCTGAGATCTATCTAATAATGCGTATGAAATTACACCTTGTATTTCATCAGCAATTCCTGCGGTCATTTTTAAAACATCACTAGCTTCAAGCACAAGTGTATGGTTTATAATATCTTTGGTAGCTGAACCTGTTACAGCTTCATTGAAAATTCTAAATGTTGCAGTAGCTGAAGAGTCAGTCACTTGCACATTTAAATTAACAGCACTAGTAGAACCATTATTAATTTGAATTTGTTTTATTAATACAGTTGCATCTGAAGGTGCAGTGAATACACTAATAGTGCCTGTTGAGTTTAAATTTATTCCTTGATTCTTGTATCTAATTGTCATGATATAAACCAGGTAAAAGTATCTTGTTCATTTTTTAATTCTTGTTGATAAGAAGTATTTAACTTATCTTGCATCGTTCGTAAAGACTGAGTTACTTGTCTTTGGTTTTCCTCAGTGTATTTTGGTGTTGGTTCAGGAATTACTATATCTACTCTAGCCATTTAATATCCTGAATGTAAACCACCAATACCACCAGAGTATGGGTTTGAAACTCCTGGTGATTTTGGTGCAGAAGGTGTAGTAGGTATACTTCCACCACCCATAGCATCATCTCTTGGGCTTCCTTTATTTGCTAATTGATTGGACAAAACTTTAGCTTCCAACATATTTTCTTTCCTAGCATAATTTTTTTGAGCACGTTTATTTGCTAAGTAATCTGAAATGCCTAAAGATCTTCCTGATAGTGCGGATACTGCAGCAAGAGGTGCAAATAAATTAGAACCAACTCCTAAAATTGACATAAGCCCTGTAGCTTGTGCAGCATTTAAACCTAATTTACCTGCAGCATAATCTATAGCTTTATTTTTAATCACATTACCTGCAACTTTTTTAAAATCAGGTAAAGGCATTCCTTGTTCTTCAACAAGAGGGGCAATACCCAAAGGTTGATTCACGCCTTGATACTGTTCATCACCCGGTATAAATAAATCTGGTTCCATTATCCTCTCATTCCATCTAATTGAACATCTGCTCTAAAAGTTCCAAAACGCCAATTTTGTTCTGTTCCAGTATTAGCAATTTTTAAACTAGCAAATCTAGCCCTCGCCCTAGTGTCAACTTTCTTTGTTAATCCGGTGACTGTGAATGGTCCTAGTGGAGATGAAGCTTCCGTATCTGCGGGAAAATCTCTTAATAATATTGTTACTTGAGCATTACCTTGTATAGTTTTAAAATCAGGCACAAATCTTCTCATACTCATGAAAAACTCACCATTAGTTCCGTCAGGGTTTAAGCTAAAATCTCCTGATTCAATAAAAGCAGGTATGGCTGTTTTATTACCTGCTGTATCCACTTGGTCAACTCCTGTTTCGTGAGCATAATAAGTTGTAGAACCATTAATGTTTGTAGCCCCTTGAATACTAGGAAACGTGGGTGTTCCTGTTGTGTTAAATTCAGTTGCGTAAGGCACATCGTATAAATTTGCGTCTACCCAAGTTGTTCTAGATAAAGATCCTGTTACCCAAGTTCCGTCTTGATAATTAAAACAAACGTACCTGTCATTTTCAGTAGATCCAGATTTAGGATAATACCAACATATCTCCTCATAAAGATGATTTAATCCAGCGTAAACAGATTCACCACTTGCATAATTGATACCTAGGTTACTTCCATTTTTGGTTGTAAAAACAAAATCTTCAACTGCACATGGTAGTGATTTAACTGTTCCGTCAAACACAAAGAATCCCCCAGATTCACCCATCCAATAAACTGCACCATTAACATATTTCATAGCATGTTGACCAATACACCCACAATTAGATCCCACTTGTCTTATTGAAAAAGTAAAAGGTGGTCCTACGAACTGCATTACATATGCAGCATTATCTGTTAAAATTAAAGTGTAATCTTTTCCTTGGACTGCACCAACAATTTTAGTTCCTTGGTCTACTCTAAATGTTCCAGCAGTGTTTACTGAGGTAGGTGTATAATCACTAATATTTTCTTGATCAGAAAATCTTATAAATAGTTTATCTTGTGTTCCGCTATCTCCTATTGTTGTTTCTGTTCCTAACATAATTAAATGTCTATCTCTGTCTGAGACTAAAGACATTACTGAAGAAGTAGGTGCGTTAGGTATTATAGTTGCTCGTGTGTTTAAAGCATTAGAGTTGGCATTAATAGGGTTCCAAGAAAAAGATTCACCATTTTTAACTGTTGCAATAAGTTGTTGGCCAAAATTATCTAAAGACCATGATGCAGGGTCTATTGAAAGTGTTGAAGATAACGATTCAATACCCCAACCTGTAAACACTTCCACACCTGCTCCACTAAGGTGCGCAGATCTTGTGCCTGCTACATCTCTTGTTATGCCCGTTAAATCATTTGATGATATTCCAGTGTACTCAATAAATTCTGCTCCAACTTTGATCGTACCTGTAGATGGAAACCCTGAAGTTGATGTTAGAGTTATCGATGTTCCACTACCACCAGTACCCGCAGTGTCATCATTTAAAGCTCCATTTAAGGTACTGAACACTTGTTGGCCACCACCCCAAAGTGCAGTACCCCAACCAAAGCCAAATGTTGCACCCAAAGCTCCTGGCTTTACATAAGGTGTAACTACAGCAGATCCAGATCCGTTGACCGTTGTCCCTGCTGCGCTAGCCATCGTAATTGTAAACTCATCACTGTTTGGCACTGTTATAACTTGAAAAGGATTTATTGTAAAATTAGCTGCTGTGTATCCAGCTCCTGATGGAGGAGTTACTGAACTAAATAAAAAAATATCTCCAGGCTCTAAACCATGTGCAGGTTTGTTTACTGTTACTGTTGCTGATGTATTAACAGTGTCAAAAGTACAACCAGTTAAAGCTGTATCAAGAGGAGTAATGTCAAAAAAAGCTCCTTCATAATAAACTACTAATACTTTGTTTGTACCTATTGCAGCATATTTTCTACCGTCTAGATCCGCCCAAATAAATTGTTCTCTAGCTGCCCCTGCTATAGTGCCTTCGAGTATTTGTTCCCAACCACCTATTTTTTCAGGTAAACCATATCTAAATCTTACAAAATCACCATCAGTCCATTTACCTTCCGCACCAGTTTGTGTGACTTGTTTGTTAAATCCAGGGGCTATATTTACTTTTGTTAAGGGCATAAAATATTATAACACTATATATTGATTGATTAAATACACTAGCTTTTTTGGTAAAATATCTCAATAATTATTCTTACAGGTCTATCAGTTGGGTTAGTTTGTACAAAATTACCTATGTAATCAAACATCATTGCCTGATTTTCCTGCGAATTAATTTTTTTTAAACCTGTAATTTCTAAATACCCATCAGTAGAATTAAATGACAATATAAAAGTTTTATATTTTTTTTCTTTTAAAAACGAAGATGGATGCATGTATTCTTTTTGTTTAGCATCTTTTGTGAAAAGTCTTACATTTGATTCTAAAACAACATCTGGCTTAAGTATTTTAAGACAATCACTTAACACATCTTTAGTAAAATTACTTACGTATTTACCCTGTTCAAGTATAAGCGGGTGTACTAAATAAATAGGACTATTTTCTAATAGTGTCCAAGTAAAATCATTACCTGATATTGTTTTTTGTATAGAAAAAAATGTATCGTTGTTTAAAAAATTATTTTCTACTTGTATCATCTTTACCTTCAATTACTGTGTCTTCATAAGTCATCTCATTCTTTACATCATCCTTGAAATTAAAGTTCCATTTTGCAACCATGGCCATTAATACATTCCCAAAATGTCTCAACAAAATATCTGTCAATACTAATTTTTTTTGTTTGTTTATTATTTCTATTTCTTTATCAGAAAAGACAATATCGCAAGAACCGTCTTTTTTACTTTGAATGAATTTCATTTAATTTTTCCTCCAATGTTTTAAATAATCCAAAACTTTTTCTTTTATCTTTATAGTGTTCTGTAAAATTCCCATCAGCAAAAACGTAATGTAAAAAAATATTTGCACTCCAATCTCCTAAAAATTCTTCTCTCCAATGAAAATAATCTGCACCTCTATAAACTATTGCATCACCTTTTTGTAAATCAATTTTTTTACCATCAATATATATAGGCCAATCAGTTCCATCACTGCCAATGTGTATAGTTACAGAAAGTTCGCATGATTCTCTATCCTTATGTTTATATAGATCCCCAAATTTTGTTGT